GTCATAGACCTCTGGCGGGACGAACATCTTGTTGGTGTCCTCAAACCGGCCCTTCTCAATGGTATCGACCCAGATTGTCCAGTCGGCCTTAAAGTTGTGCCGCATCTCAGGCAGTGGCGCAACAAAGTCAGCGATCACAAAGTCGTTGAAGAAGCTGTCAGCCAGCTCCCGCATCCGGATGGACTGGCGAATCCGGCCCTCATGGGAGAAGTCCCAGTCGTTGTATTTCTTGCGGACATCGTCAGCGTTGATCCACTTGACCGTGGCTTTAGAGTTGGACTCGGTCTCAGCGTTGGGTTTAAAAAATAGGCTATTTTCCTCAATGTACTTCTTTAGTGCCTCAGCCAAGAAAGTCTTGCCTGATCCGGGCAGACCCATAATTAGAATCTTTTTCATTACCATTCTCCTGTCCAATGTTTTATTTGATTTTCTGCGTAGAACTGTCGCTTCATGGTTTCCCAACTTACTGCTGTTACATCTCCTTGATAAATTATGGTGTCTGCCGGTGGGTTCTCCCGGTAGGTCTTGATAAAGGGTATCTTGGATATATGCTCACGGATTTGGTCAAAAGCCTCTTTGCCTGGGTCGCTGTTGATCATCTGCCCAAAGAGCGTGTAGGTCACCCCGTGCATATAGGTCTGTGCGCCTAAGAAATAGACCCCCGTATGGCCAGCCTTTCGGCGGTTTAGGTAGATATTGATCGTATTGGCAAAGACCGGGTTGCCTGGCTCGCTCATCATAAAGTCGTGCGAGAAGTCCATGTTCCCGCAGGTCGGCAAGACCCACTTTGTAGAGTCATCTATCAGATCATTTAGCGGAACATTACAGAACCGGTCAATGTCGATGTATAGGCCACCCTCTTTGAAGAGCTTAATCAGTCTCCAGATGTCTGTCTTGGCAACGATTCCAGCGTCTTCAACTAAGCCGTAGTCCTCCCCAAGATGATCTTTCAGGTAGGCGTCCACCTCGGCGTCTGTGCTGATCTCAATGCGCCAGTCTGGATTTAGGTCGATCAGGTTACGCAGGCCGTTCTTAATCAGGCCGGACTTACTGTTGACCACATCCTTATCTTTCCATGACAGGTGGACAATCTTGGGAATCATTTCGTCCTCTGTATGGCGACCTGGTAGCCGTTGGGCATCTCTAAGACTTTCAGCCGATCCCAGTTGCACTGAATAAAATTATCTATTGCAATCTTCGGGGAGTCCTGAATCGCTGATCCGTACCGCCAGCTCATGGCGTCATCAAAGAGCATCACCCCATCAATGTTCAGTAGCTCAAAGCCCAACACGGCGTCAGATAGCACATCCTTGGCAAAGTGTGAACCGTCCACATAGATTAGGTCTGCCCGAACCTTACGGGCGTGAAGTTCCAATAAAGCCTCAAAGGATGGCTTTTCAATCAGCTCTACCCTTGGGTACTCTAAGGCGTTTTGCAAAAACTGAGACTTGGCTTCCTCTAAAACCTCTTGTCTAAGGTTCTCTGAGGCCATGAAAGAATCAACCGCAAAGTAGGCATAGTTAGGCTTATTGGCCTGTAGGAAGTTGGCCAAGTTAAATGTGGTCTCACCCTCAAAGCACCCGATCTCAATGACCACAGACGGTATCTTTATTTCGGCAAAGATCCGCTGCAGGCTGGTCTGGATGTGATCGTGGAACCGGACGGAGAACTTCATATCTCTAGCCTATCGTTCCTAATTGTTGTGCGGGTCTTTAGCGGCCTGCCCAAGATGGTGGTGGTTTGATTGTCATTGTCCCAGTGGTTGTAGGCATAGATCCCCATTTGGTGGATTGGGAAGATATCTGCTCGAAGCATAATATCTAAGGGAGCATTTATTCCATATTTAATTGCATGAGCTACCATGTTTTTCGCCACAGCTGGATCTATTGCGTAAGCGTGTGCGCGGCAAATGAAATGATGGTTTGGACCTTCTGAAGCATGGGGAGGGGTTGGCAATATTGACCACCCTTGTTTCACCTGTTCATGTCCACCAAGATAACAAATTGAATTGTAAACAGCATGATTTTTATAAGGAGCAACCATAATGGCATCATGCTCAAGAATTACTATTGGTTTGTCTTCAACTACACATTTTGCCCACAAACTAATATGAGATAATGCACAAGCAACTTCACCACGAGTTGAATAATGATCGGTAACTTTTATCATTTTCATAACATCATTATGATGTTTTGGTGGTATTAAAGTATCAGCAATACCGTTATAGGCATCCCAAAATTCATAATTCATTCCTACTGTCACGCAGGACTCAGCACATTGATTAGCTTTTTGCTCAGAGTTATCGTTACCAACGACTCTAATAATGTAAGCCTTATCAACTTCCATATCGTAGGAATAAAATAATGATTTCATTCTGGTTTGACCGGCCAGCTTAATCCATCAAAATTTTGATCTAACGGCAAGTCTCTTAATGCCTGACGATATTGAACCCAAATTTGTGGAACTGGTAGTCCAGCTTCAGCATATTTAATTACAATCCAATCAGTTTCGGCCAAACGACAATTACGCTCTATGCGCCACAAACGCCATTTTTCTGCTACTTCAGCATTTAATTCCTCTTGGGTTTTAGACCTTTTTACAAGAGTCCAAACTACATGATCTTCTTTAATTTCATACTTTTCAGATTCCCAAACTTCTGTTTTGTAATCCATTGAATCAGGTTTAACTTGAACAACAGGATACCAACCTGATTTTATTAGTGCTTCTTTATTGGCCCCCCATGACTGAACATTTGGCGGTAAAGTTGCAGCACTACTAATTACTTTGTTATTTTCTACCTTAACCCACAAGTCGAGTCCTGGCATTTTTTACTCCATTTAAATAATTTGTTAATTCGTCATGTAATTGATCAAATATTTCTGACCAATCTTCGTATTTTGTTTGTCTGAATAATTTAACCGAGTCATACCACGGAACTTTACCTCCAGGCACGGCCCAAAGATAATATGGAAGAATTGGAACAATTATCCATGTTGGAACACCCATTGCGGCAGACAGATGGGCCACCGATGTGCAAGATGAAATTACAAGATCACATCCAGCTATAGCATTTTGAGTATCTTGCCATTCGTCTAATTTTAAATTTTTAATCCATTCTGGTCGATGTTGAGATCCCTCATCGCGCTGAAGTGATACATACTCAACATCATGTCCTTTAACCGCATCAAATAATAAGGTTGGATTAAAATACTTTTTGTGATCGTCTTCAAAATGAGGATTTCCCTGCCACCTTAAACCAATCCTAATTTTATTTTTTGAAACAACTGGTTTAGGTATGTATGAATAACCCCAAACTTGGTTATATTCAATTTTTAAAGTAAGTGGAGCAGACATACCAGGGACCCAAGCATCATGAAAAATTCCTGGTGCAGCCTCGTGTACCATTACCGCATGAACATGAGGGACGGTTGAAAATAATTTAACAAGCGGTGGCGAACAAGCAACAATAACTTTGCAATTTCTGTTTGTTATGTCGTGTGCATAACGCAGTTGGTGAATTTGATCACCTAACCCACCTTCTAAATACAACAATACTGTTTGCTCTGATTTGCCATCCCAAATGTTAGTTGGAACATTTGGCTTAGAGTCGCCAAATATCTTCTCATTTCGACCTCTTGCTAGCAACTCCATACCTTCTTGAAGTTTTCCTTGCATCAAAACATAAAGACCTCTGTTATATGCTGCTCGATCATTTTCTGGTTCATTTTTTTCTATTTGTTGGGCTATTTCCCAACCTTTTTTAAACTCACCTCTACGGCTGGCTTCTAGCTGAAGGTCTAACAATTGTTTTGGTTTAGATTCTTGGGTTTCACCTCTCCAGAATCTTGGCTGATCATATTGAGCATAACGATATCCAAGAACTTCTTTAGCACTTTGCTCATGCTGACGCTCTAGTTTTGATTTGATATCGTGAAGTCCAGGTATACCCCAAATTTCATCATCTTTTTCTGCAACCACAGAACCCTCAATACAATTTAAATTGTACTCAAATGGCTCTAACTCTAAAAATTTATGTATTTTTTCTAATTGCGTTTGCGGATTATTTAAAAGATCATCGTACTCAATCAAACAAAATGATGATGGATCTTCATTCATTCCATCATAAAGAGTTTTATACGATGATTTAATAACATTTATTAAATGAGTTTCTGATAAAAATTTTTGAACATTGTTAGGTTTTACAACCCTCACAAATGATGCAACACAATTTGGAATGTCTCTAACAGTTGCAATTATTTTTGGTTTATGACCTAAAACCTTGGTCATTGTTTTCATAATTGACGGTGCTGGCCAACCCCTACTTTTATCAATAAAAATTGGTTTATCAATAGTTTTTAATTTGGCCAACATCATTCCGCGCAACAAATCAATCACTTCATTATCATTACGACCCTGAACATGAAGAGATGTATCTGTTTCCCATCTTTGGGCAACTGCGCCCATTAGCTCAATCAAACCTGATGTGGGTGTGACATGAACTTTAGGATTTTGATTCAAAATCGCTGCTAAGACAGTCGATCCTGATCGCGGAAGTCCAGATAAAAAGTGCATCATGCTGGATTTACTGCATTTCCGGCTAAAGCAATTGTAAAAGAATCGCTAATTGAAACTTTTGTCCAATTTGTTAGTGATCCAACTTGAGTTGGAGAAGAAAAATCAGTTTGGTTATTTTGTCCTAAAACTCCATGAAATCCGGCTCCCCAAGTCCATAAAGTTCCATTTGATCGTATTGCTGCTGCATAATTAGAATTTCCGCAACTTAAAAGTGTCCAATCAGTTAATGCTCCAATTTGGACCGGAGAAGATCTGTTAATTAGGGTGTTATCACCAATCTGCCCAGCATTATTTCTTCCCCATCTCCAAAGAGTTCCATCTGTTTTAATTGCTCCATGAGCAAACCGACCACCAGACACTTTTGCCCAATTAGTTAATGCTCCAATTTGAACTGGGTTGCTAAAATTATTTGTTGAAGTGCTATTTTGTGCAAGTTGACCATACGGCCCATTGTAACCCCATCCCCATAATGTTCCAGAATTTGTAATTGCAAATCCTGACAAATCCCCCATTGAAACATAAGCCCAAGTGGTTAAAACACCAACTTGAGTTGGAGATGATTTATTAATAGTTACAGCAGTATCATTTCCAAGTTGTGCGTTTCCGTTATTTCCCCAAGTCCATAAAGTTCCATCAGTTTTTCTAGCAACAGTGGTACCTTGCCCTTGTGAAACTTGCGCCCAATTACTTAAAGTTCCTACTTGAACCGGAGATGATCGAGCAACCACATCTCCTAAACCAAGCTGACCATATTGATTTCTTCCCCAAGACCAAAGTGTTCCATCGGTCTTTATTGCACAAAAAAACTGACCGTTGTTAGTTTTTCCTATTTGTGACCAATTAGTTAATGCTCCAATTTGGACTGGAGAAGATCTGTTAACTGTTGTTCCATCTCCTAGTTGTCCCTGAGTGTTAGATCCCCACGACCAAAGAGTCCCATCAGTTTTTATTGATGCAGACGAAGCATTTGCGGTGCTAATTTCTGCCCAATTTGTTAAAGAACCCACTTGAATTGGAGAAGAAGAAAGAGTAATACTATTTCTTCCTTGCTCTCCCTGACCATTGTCACCCCAAGCGTATAATCCATTTAGCGTACCTCCTGGTAATGTTGCTTCAACCCAGCCTCTCCACTTTGTTCCTCCGTCAGTTGTAAGCAAAGCTATTACTGTCACGCCATTAGCCCCGGTTGCAAGCGTTGGTGCTGTTTGAACAGTGCTTGCATTTGCTGCGCTATATTGCCCACTCCAATACACGGAATTTGGCCAAGTAATCGTATATGCTGTTCCGTCGCTTGCATTACGAACAACAATTTGAATAAGTATTGGCGTTCCTGATGCTGGAACATTGGTAAACGACAAAGTCGTAATATTGGCTGCCATCGTTAAGTCGATGACATTGCCGCTATTAAGATTGATTGTTGTTGTTGCAGATGATGTGACCGCCTGACGGGTGTTATTAGTTAAAGCTCCACCGCCAGGAGTTGCAAAAGATAAAGTTCCAGATCCATTAGTTTGAAGAACTTGACCGCTCGTTCCATCAGCTGATGGCAATGTCCAAGTTACATTTGATGCGACTGTAGCTGGGCCTTGGAATGCAACCCAATTTGACGAATCAGAATCTGCAAAACGCACATCTCCTTGTGCATTTAAAGTTAAATTACCAGCAATTGTTTGGTCTTGCGTAAATGTCTGAGCAATTCCTAATCCAGCAACTGTTGTGCTAGTTGCAGGAAAGGTCATTGTTGTTGCATCGGTTCCAGCAAGAGTAATTGAATTATTTGTTGTTAGTGTTTTACCGTCAGCTATGGTTAAAGTAGCTGCTGTCGCTGGAGCAGTAATGGTTACCTTGTTATACGCTCCTCCAGTAATATCGCCCGTAGTGTCAGCAATCGTGACAGCTGAGTTTTGAATCAATTTGCCCGTTGTCAGGTCAAATCGAGCTACAGCATTATCTGTAGCACTTGCTGGTCCTACAACATCGCCAGACGCACCAGATGCGGACGCTAGTAATGTGACAACTCCAGATGAGTTCTCACAATACAGTTTCATGTCATTGATATTTAGTGCCAACTCTCCTGCCGCCAAATTAGCGGCATCAGGAACTGCCGATGCAGTAGTGCTGTAATAAAGTCGAATTGGGGTATATCCTGCCTGTGCCATAGCTACCTCTTAGTTAAAAGTTCCTTCAAGTGTTGATAAACCACTTGGGGTTCTACAAATTTCTCGCTCTTGTGCTCCACCATTTCCCACCACAGAAATTGGTTTTCCGCCAAGCAAGACCGATCTTTGAGCAGATTTATATTCTCTGGATGCCCGAAGATCAAAGGATCGGACACCGACCAAAGCACTATCCCGGGCTTGTCCTCGTCCCAGGCCAAGTGCTGAAAGAAACTGTCGCATCCAATCCATGTCTTGCATTTCCTAATTAAGTTCCTTAACTCAGTTAAAGGCAAATTCTTCCTAAAATCTTCTACTAAACCTTCTTCTCCATCAACTCCGACCTGCACGATCGGCTCGTCAATCATTTTTAAAAGCTCATTCCAGTGCGGGTAGTCTTTTGGGTTTTGTTTTCCGGTTCTCAGTTTCTTTGCATATGGTGCTATCAAAATCATAGATACATCTTGCGGTAAGCGTTCTCCAAACTACCCTTCCAGCCCCAGTGGTGCATCTTTTTGTAAATACTGAATCCGTCTAGGTCACCAAATAAGTGCTTTGCCTCGGCTATTGAACCTCCAGGAACGATTTCCGGGTAGCACGAAAACACGGCTGGATTCTTAACTTTTGGCAGCACATGGCTAAAGACAATATGATCGCCCATGCCGCTATCTAGCACCACCACGGTGTTGTCTTTGAACTTTAAGAAGTTTTGGAATATCGCCTCGTCTTGGGCATAAAGGCTTGGGTCTTTTTCCATCCGAATCCCGCCCTCGGACTTTAGATGCCAAGTCGTTGCCCCTGGAACCACCATAATTTGATACCCACGCTTTTTTAAAGAGTAGGTAAACATGGTCTCTTCTCGATGAGCCACTCGGGATAGGGCAAGGTTATAGTCCACTACCCCAGCTCGGTACAAAAAAGAGCAGTGCAGGTGGTCAACATCCATAACATACTCAATGGTGTCCCACTGGATGTTTGACTCTTTATCAATGTTCTCTAAAAGCCCAGTGGACTTGGTCGTATCAAAGGTCTTGCCAGGCATCAGGATCTCGCCCCCGACCGCCCCGACATGGGGGGCCGTGTGGGAGAAGAGGGTCTCCAAAACCGTGGGCTCCGGGATGGCGTCGTCATCTACCCGCCAAACCCATTGGTAGCCCATCGTGTTGGCAATCTGATGGTTATGGTGCTGCCCCTTCCTTTGGGCAAAGAGCCACTCCCAAGCAATCCCCTTGTCGTTCAGGATGCAGAAGAGGTTCTTATAGACCGGGTCCTCCCGCAGATCCTTAGGCTCGTCGTTATCGTCAAAGATCACCAGCTTATCGGGAAGCATGGTCTGACTTGCCACCGCCTGGATTGCCAGGGGCAGCGTGGTGTGATACCGACCCCGGGTAGAGATCGAGCAGAGGATTATCTTGCCCATATCTCGTTAGTCCGACCTAGGTCACGATAGTTGATCATCTCGCCCTGAGAGCCTATATCCCAGGCACCGATGTGTTTACGGTCTTTAAGGGTAAACCCGAACGACTCGAGCTTTTGTTGGATTACCTCAATACCCCGGTATTTGGGGTGGAGGTCACCATGAACCTCAAGCGCAATCGTCGTGATCCGCTCCATGTCCTCTTCCGAGGCGTTCATCAGGATGTCGTACTCGGCCCCTTCGCAGTCCATCTTCAGAAAGACATTGCTTCCATCGACCATGTCCAAGAGGTTATTCAGGGTGACCGAATAGACCTCCTCAAAGTTTTCTTGGGCGTTGTAAAGGCTGTTATGGCCGGTCTTTTGCTGGAGACCAATCTTCACAAACTCCCCGGCCTTGTCTGATACAACTGCCTTTTGGGGCTTGATGACTTTAGAGCCCGACTTCCAAACATTTTTAATCAGCACATCAAAGGTCTGGGTCACGGGTTCGATGGCCAAGACCTTCCTGGCTCCAAGGCTAGCGGCCAAGATTGAGAAAGTGCCCATATTGGCGCCAATATCGATGACCTCCCGGCCCCGCATGGTCTCTTCCGTGGCCCCGTAGACATTGTCAACGATCACCTCATCAAATAATTCCTTGGCTTCAGCGCCGTTTTCGCACATCCAGGAAAGGCTAGATCTGATCTGACCGTCTTTAGCCTGCCTGAGGGCGTTTTTAGCCCATTCCGGGTTGTGCTTTTCAGCCAGTTTTAGCTGGTTTTGGAAAAAAGTAGACTTCCAATCCTTGACCAAGGCCGAATCGTGGACCGTGCCCTCGCCCTTGTGATAGATCGGAAAGACTCCGGTGTTGGTTTGCCCAGTCCAAGAGCCTTCTTGGCACTGAATTACTTCAAATCCAGCGTTTTCAGCCTCCAGGCAGTACTCAATGTCCTCGCAACCGCCAGCTCCAAACTCAGGGTTTAAGAGACCCACGGTCTCAAAGACCTTCCGATCGATCATCACGCAGAAAAATACCGCAAAGTCTCGGCCCGTGATCTCCGAGTGAGACTTCAGCACACAAGAAATCCCACACTTCGGGTTCTCAAAGGTTGAATCCAGCATCTTGAGCCAGGTGCTTTTTTCCTGGTCTAACAGAATGCAGTCGTTATTGAGCAAAACCACCCGGTCAGCCGTGGCGTGGCGGATGGCCACATTATTAGCCACGGGGTATCCAAGGGGTGCGTCGCTCCACAAAACCTTTAGATGAGCTCCAAAGCCGATCCGGTCAAACTGGTTCTTCAAGGACTCAAGATACCAGCGGGTGTTATCGGTGCATCCGTTAGCCGATACGATTATCTCCACCTCGGACATAACGGAATGCTTAAAGACGGACTCAAGACACGGCCGCAGCAGGTCATCACAGTGGTTGTAGGTTGGGATGACGATCGAATACTTCATCAGAATGTTCCACCCACCACGCCTGAAGTCAGGGCGTTAGTTGAAGCGTTATAAGTTAGATCGCTATCTACATAAACGGCCTGGCTTCCAGAAGTTCCAGTTACAAGCGTCGGATAGGTTGTTGTCGCCGATGTCGTAGTGACATCAACAGTTGTCGGCGGCGCACCCGAGAAACCCGATGTTCCGCTGAAGCCCGAAAAAC